CGTATAATAGCGTCAACGCTACGATCAAGTGTTGTACTAACATTAATACCAGAACCGGTTGCCCATCCAGAAACACTAACGCCTGCAAGAGTTCCAACAACTTTTACACCTACGTCCATAGCTTGAAAAGTAAGTGTTACATTAGGAACATCTTTAGAGGTACCAGCATGTAATGGATTACCTAGTTCATCAATAGTATTAACAGCTTGATCCGCTGTAGTATTAACTCGCTGAATACGAGACGCGAGGAAACTGTCGTGTGCGCCCACGATCTCAAGTTCAACATGCTTAGATGGGATTGACAGTCTCTTGGCCATTTTATTATTCTTCTCCTAAGAAGTTAATGGGTGATAAATCGTTGAAAATACTATGCTCATTCTCCAATATAATTTCTCTTGTAATTCAGGAAAAATTATAACTGGAGTAGCACGAATATTTCTTACGTCTAATGCACCAAGTTGAGTAGGCGTTGGTGGTGGAAAGCCCTCATCATAGTCATATACTGGAATCCCACTTTCTAATTGATCTATAACTAGATATGCAAATTCATCTCTTTGGGCTTTATTTGTTGCAAATATGTCTATAACCCACAACCGATCTTTACGTCCTACTCTATTACCTAATTCATAAATAGTTGGGTCGATATCAAGAGCTTCTATTGAAACAGTCGGGAGTTGTAATTCCCCATCAGGATATCCATCCTCAATATTCACAAAAGAATGTGAGGCAAATACTGTATCCTTTAGAAAATAATAGATACTTAAATCCTGTTTTCTAAGAAGATGCATTAACCTGTTCTCCTAACAGCCAGTTCTCCAGTAGGAGTAACTCCCAACATAAATTCAGCTCCTTCCATCTCAAATCTTGCTAATTCTGTACCAGGTTCATATGTTTGTGGATTTAATAAGAACGCCTGTATTTCCGCAGTAATAGCATTTGTAAATTCATTTGTTAATTGAATTATGGCATTTGTATATAAATTAGAAATTCTTTTTTCTGCTTTTTCTGCGAAATTAGTGGGTCTGTATTCAGGATAGCCTCCTGTAGAACCATAATTCAGCCATATCCAATAAGGAGCTTTTTCTCCCCAGAAAGATACTCTGGTTTCGATTGTTGTTTCATATTTCATTATACCATACCCGGCATAATCAAAGGCCTCTTTCTGACCTGCAACACCCACGTTTTTCTTGAATCTTCGAGGGCGCACTAGTCCTTCCCTTGCTGGTCTATAAATCCTCTCTCTCCAAAACTCTAATGCTCTAGCGTGATCTAATCTTCCAAGTCCTAAAACTTCTCTAGCAGCATCAATACCTTGCTGTAAATCCCCTGCGTTTCCTCCTAATAAAAAAGCTTGAGTTCTTATATCTATTCTATCTCTGGTAATTGTTAAAATTGCTGGATTAGAAAATACCTCAATTAATTTTTCTCTTAGTAAAGGATGACTATACTCACTCACCTTTCCGGTCATAGGTCTGACATTAATTGCTCTTTCAAGTTCCTCTAAAATAATAGATAAAGCTTCGTCTATAATTCGATTTGCCGCCATAGCTGCTAACATTTCTGGAGTACCTACAAACTCACTTAATTTTCTAGCCAATTTTGCAGCATTTCGGCTTATGAATTTTAAATCTTGAGAAAGCTGTTCCATTATTTAAAAAATTCCCTCGATATTACCAAATAATGTAACAAAAATTGATCTAGTATAATCATTCATTGTATCAAGAAAAATTTTTCTTGCTGTTATAAATTGTTCTGAATCACTTCCTAATGCTTCTTCCATTTCATCGAGGGCATTAGCAATATATCGTCTATTTTTCTTGTTAATGATGGTAATGATATCAAACATATTAAATCCATCAATAACAATTGACCCTCCATACCCTTTATCGCTCACCTTAGCCTCCTTGCTATTCTTCCTGCTTTAAAGTTATAAGTATCCTATTAATTTCAGGCACACCACGAAAGTCTACGGCCTGTTTGATTAAAGTCTTACCATCAACGATAAAACTTTTTGCGTTATCTACAGCATCTAAATTAGCAACTGTATATTTAATTTGAACTAAACAATCTCCGTCTATAACTCTACCACCAGTTTCCCAAATAGGTGTATCTGCTTGACCCCAATTCACATGTGCTATTACAACATAACCAGAAGTTGTGTTTATATAATAAAATCCACTACAAATTGGACAAAATTGATCTGTGGATAAACCAGTAACAGGGTCTAAACTACAGCCCGATGCTGTGCAAGGAATACCACTTGTGGTAATATTAATTGTAATATTTCTACCAATAGCATCTCTGATGTCATCTATGATTGTGACGGTATCTGATGGCCAACTTATAGTCATTCGTTTAGTACCTCAGTAAATAATTCATCAAAGCGCTGTGCAATTGCCTTCCATGTATATTCAGGTTTTATAACAGCATCGTAAGCTTTTTGTGACATTTCCTCTAAATATTGAGGATCATCATAAAATTTCTGTAGCTTATCCGCGATGTCATCCTCACTTACTAAACCGCCCTCTGTAAGAACTTTTTCAGTTGTTAGCCATCTTTCAATCTTTAGATACTCTACAGCATCTCCCCAAATTTCAGGCTGTGAGGAATGATCAGGTACAATTTGTGCTGCTCTTGTAGCCGCATGTTCAAAACTACACAGTCCCCAACCCTCCCCAACCGATGTATTAATTCCAACATCCGTAGCGTTGTAAATTTCATTTAATCTTTGATCTGTTACGCTGGGCATTATAACTGCATCTGAAGAAATAATAAGCCTATTATCAATTCCATATCTTTCGGCTAAATGGACGATATTCCAGCCCATATCATCTGTGCCCATGTGTAAATAAAGCTTTACATTGTTTGGTTTATCTTTAGCAAATAAAGCAAAGCCCTTTAATGTAAGATCAATTCGTTTCCGAGGTTGATTTCTATTAGCGTTTAAGACTATAAAACTATTGATAAATTCCTCTTGATTTGGATAAACTCGTCTTTTGGCATTTATCCTGCCACTCATTAATATTTTTCCTGATCTGTCTTTTATGTCTTGCATAGGATAAAATATATTAGTATTTATACCATGAGGGATGATTTCAATCGAAGGAAACTTAATCTCATCATCAACATCATTAATAGTAAGGTACTTTTGCCAACTTTCTAAAGATTCCTCAAGAGCATGCTTTGCGAACTCTGTATAAACTCCTACCCTATGTGCGTCTTTGATTTCAGAAAGCCATCTCCATTCAAGAGGCCTTGCATCAATTGGTGAATATGTGATGATTTTAAAACCCCGATCTATAAATTTTCTAAGTTCTTGCATATAAATCGGAAGCACCCAAATATCATTTAAAATAAAAACTAACTTAGGCTTAAGTGCATTTAATAAAGGAGCAATTCTTTGTATACCGTAGATATCTCCAATATTGTAACTTCCGCCAGGAATTGCAGGATAGATTTTTGATTTATAATCATGTGGATCGCCTCGATAGTTAATACCTAAATGATGAACATCATATTTACTATCTGGCAAATTCTCAAAAATTCCATGCATTACTCTAGCAAAGCCAGTAGTAGCGACTGCATCTCCAATTGCTAAAATTGAGATTTTTTCCTTTGCCATTTTCAACCTTCCTTCCCTAAAAAGATTTGGCCGCCCTGCCCAATATCAATCGCATGAGGGTGAACAGGGCGGCACTCCCGAAATATCTCTACAATTTGATGCTACCGCGTTTGCCCGTAAGCCCCTCTCTAGCATCAGACTGTATCTATTAGTCGTGCTCATATGGATTATCCATGTATCCCGGTAAGTGCCCCTTGCGAGGTTGGGCAAGCCTCTTACTCCTCCAAGGGAGCATTGTATCCAAAAGTTCAATATCCCTTTGAAGCGATCTATCTTTAGAACGGCTTCCTTCAAGATTCGAATATGAAATCTCAGCATCTCGCCATGAAGCAAAGTTCCAAGATAAGTTTTGAAGTGAGCCTTCTTTAATGATAATTGAGGCCTGAATGATAATTGGCCAAATATCTCCTCTTTCAACTATAGGAGGTTCGCTGAAAAGAAATCGTATACGAGGATTTCTATAAACATCATCATTGCTATCAATAAGATACTTGTAATTCCAACGAGGCATTAAAAGTTCTACGGATGAAAGTAATGCAGTTTGTAGCCATTCATCCATATATCTATAACTAGATGAATCTGTATCCCCTAAATGTAATCTTAATCTTTCAATGAATTCCTGTAAGTTTGTTGAGGCCATTATTCAGTTTCTACCTCTTCTTCATCAGAAGGCGGAACTCCTAGCTCAAGCTCAGCCATACGTGCTTTAATAGAATTTACGATTTTTTCAGATTTTTCCATTTCTTCTGCTTTTAATAGAAATCTATAAACAGGAGCAGGAGCAGTAAACTTATTGAGCCTATTTTTCAGAGCAAGAAACGGTTTATTTAGAATTTCCTCAATCTCATCATCAGAGATTTCGTTAGGAGATTTTCCTACGTCTTTTACAGTTTCTTTTTCTTCTAAACGTCTAAGATTTCCAGCCTTAAAATGTTCTGCATTTATCCTCTGAAAAAATACATCTTCTTTACTTGTCCACACCTCAACAATTGCTCTTGAGTTCCTTGGCTTTGGTTTTCCGTAAAGTTCAATCGCTTGTGGTTTTCCATCGAAGGGATTGAGTGTAGTAACATACACCTTACCTAGAATTGTCTTGATATACCTTTTTAAAGGTTTACCCTCAGACATAGCCGCATAAAGTTCCCGCTCAAAAGTGTCAACAGCGGTTTGTCTTTCCATGACTTTCCTCCTTATTCAATTTTATTAAAGGGGAGAAGAAGGGAGTCTCCTCCCCTTCTATTTTTTTTGCTTTTAATAACTAAAGTTTATGACGTGATTTTTATGACGTAAATGCCCATTGCGTTATCAATAATCATACCGAACTGTTGATAAAGCTCAAGATACCACTGTGGCGGAGTTGGATTCATATCTGTCCATTGCTTAGTTTTGACATCACCATAAGTAATGAATTCACCAGCATTTTGACCAACCACCAGAACAATATCTGTTGGTACAAGAGCATTATAATCTTCAATGTTATCCCACACCTGAGGGATAGCTACATGAGGAACGCCGTAATATTTTCCAAGCCAGCCCTCATTAAAAACTCTCATGATTAGTTCATCGGCAGTATGAGCAACCGGAGTTGACTCATTGGATGGCCAAAATGAACTATAAAGAGTCGTTGGGGTCATGGCTTCTTTGGAACCAATTACAACTTTCGCACCTGGAGTAGTTTGATTAATATGATCAATTGCGGCACGAACAGCGGCCTCCGCTGTAGCATTTCCCGCATTCCAGTTTGTAGATGAAACCTCGGCGTAATTGTCAGGAGTATTACTTGAACTCCAGACAGACGAAAGGGCAGTAAATACTTTAGTTACAAAAAAGTCGCGAAGTTTGGCACGCATCTCAGATGAAATCGAGTCAACCGTGCCGATCTCACCACGCTCTAATTCCCACTCATTATAAGTAACTTTTACATCAGCGCCATCGAGTATAAAGTTGATCCTATCAGAAATTGTGATTTCACTTGCTAGATGAACAGCGCCAGGAACTAAAGTTCGCACTTCAATTCCCTTTCGTACTTTCTTGACAAGTAAATCACCAGGATTTAATGAACGGGTACCGAGCATCACGGAGACGAACTCATTGGTAAGATGGCCTGGTTCAATGAACTCAACCAAAATCTGAGCTAATGCTTCACGGGACTCTTCGTCCCCTTTTTGCATTATTTCCGCCAAAGCTTCCTTGTAATTCTTCTCGCTCATAATTTTAAGAAACCTCCAAAGGTTTATGGAACTAGAGTTCTAATCTCCAAATCTGCGTTGCTTGAGTCGAATCTCTCGACATAACCAACAACACCGGAAGTACTGTAGTATGGTTTTCCAGCATTGGTCGCTGAACCAGCGGAGCTAACCACTGAAACAGGAGCGCCTGGAGTTTGAATACTAGAACTTCCAACATAATGACCAGATGGGAATGTAAACACTCCACCAGCAAAAGCTAAACAAAGCGAACCCGAAGGAATGGTTTGACCATGCTTTTGTCCTGGCCATGTTAGATGAATAGTAGTGCTGGTTAATGGCAGATTGGCAGTTCTATCGAAGCCTCTGCGAAGCGACCAAGGAACGCTAGGTTCTGGAATATACATCGGGAGAGATTGATCAGGAACACGCCAGGTGATTACAAACTTAGCAAGTGCTCCCTCTGCCGCAGTAGACGGTAGAGAGACGCCAGGAAGATCAAGTCGGCTTCCAAAGTTGTGACCATCTGAAAAGGCATTTGCAGCAATAATGCACATTCGCCCTTCAACGATATCCTCATTCGCAACTACACCCCGAATATCCGTAAATTTATTGATCTCCATGTTTATTCCTCCAAATCTTCCTTCATCGCTTTTGCGATTTCGCTAGGAGTCATCTTTTTGGCTCGGTCGCCCTTTGGATTAAGCGTAGTTTTAGAGCCAAGATGCTTTTTCTTTTTGCTTGCTTCTTCTTCCTTGTCATCTTCCTCCTCCTCTTCTTCTGAAGCTTCGGAAAGAGTAAAGATTGCAAGATCATGCATGAGGAATTCTAGCTGAGACAAGTCCATAGCAAGCAATTTTTCCCGCTTTTCTTCGTCATCAAGATACTCAGTGGGCAGTTCAAGTTCTGCTTCTGAGAAAAGAGTCTTGATTGATTCAAGCTTTTCTACACGATTCTTTTCAGCCTCAACTTCAGCTTTAAAATTAGCAAGTTCTTCTTTCTCCACAGAGAGTGCATCAAACTGCTCTTTCAAAGCGTCATGTTCTTTTTTAAGAGAGGCCAAAGAATCTGAAAGCGTTCCTTTTTCTCCTTCGAGTTCCTTGATACGCAGTTCTAATTCTTTAATTTTTTCTTCCATTTTATCAAATTCCTCTGTTTTGATCTTGTAATCAGCATCGCCTTCCTTTTTTGAGGCCATTAGTACAATAGGAGTTCTGCCTTCATAAGCGGGCATTCCAACTACTGTAGCGGCAGCTAGAGAAGTATCTATGAAATCCTCAGTACCAAGCTCTTTGTTTTCTATGGAGTCTTTGTATAAAAGCTCCCAAGAAATTTGAGGTTTTTCATCACTGGCCGCCTTTTCCTCTAGAAGTTTTACTTCGCCAGGAAATTCTTTGCCCCAAAGTGCGGCAATGCCTTCTACAAAATGATCTCGCTCTACTAAACTTGTAATAGAACCAATAGGAACAGCGTATTCGTGCCCATCTCTGATATATCCTTGAGACATCTTGATAGGCATATGGATTCCAGTTTTGACAATATTTGCAAATTCTTTTTTCGGAATTCGCTGATTATTGGCGTTAGGAGAGTCATCCGTGAGGATAAATTTAATCCACTTCAAAGTAGGATTGCGAGAAATAGCCGCTAATACCTCTTTTGGTAGATCAAAGATTTCGTCCTCTATATTTAATTTTACAATATCTGTGACAATATTGGTCGTTTTTATTTCCATTGAAGTCCCTCAATTGCGACTACTTCTTATTATTAGCGGCCTTTAAGACCTCTAAAATATTAAACAATTTTTCTTCAAAGCTAGAAAGTGCCGCACCCTCTACATCTTGAGGACGCTTTCCAAAAGTTTTATAATACCAAATAGCACATTTTCTTTGTGCATTTTTGAGAAGCATTCCTTTTTCAACATTTCTCTTAACACAGTCAGTATAAAGCTTAGGCATTTTTATTACCTCCGCCACCTCTCTGAGGTTGAGGCGAATGTGGTACAGGAGCAAATTCCTCAATGTTGAGTTCTTCAAGCATTTGATTTTCTTCTGATCTTTTTATCAATTCCTCAAAGAGATCAAATCCAAATACAGCACCGAAGCTTTCTCTGGAGAGATTTCCAGATGAATAAAGTTCAATGATGCCATTAACAAAATCAGACATTGCCATCAAGTTAATGGGTTTGAAGGCTACTTCTGGTTGTCCTCCTAAGTTGTTTTCATTAACTATTGTATCAATAATCCTATCAACTATGGGGAAAATTGATTCTCTGATTCTTTCCATTGTATTCAATGGTGAGATTGTTGCAATTTCAGGATCGGATGTTTGAGTGCGTTCTGTTTCGCCTGTTAATAAAATTCTAGGAAATCCCAAAGCAATTGCTATATCTTGGTTTACAGATTTATACTTATTTTCATCAAGCAAGATATTTACTTCTGGAAAAATCCATTCAATTGTAACAGTATGATTAGCAAATAACTGAAAAATTCTTTCTAGATGTTTATCACTTTGACTTTCACGCCATTTCATTTCTTTCTTTAAATCTTCTAATTGATCTTCATTATCTTCGGTAAGAGGAAACTCATCACTACCCATTTTAATAAGTTGAATAGCGGTGATAACTCTTGAGGCTAGTGAATAGTCCATTCGTTTAAGATTTCTTTTATGTTTTAAAGATTCAAGAGCTGGATATAAGTATGGTGTAGGATAAGCATCTGCTGTTAAAGTTCTATATTGAATAACTAAAGGATTTTCTAAAAGAATTTTCTTTTTATCTGCTCTGATAGCTTTTACGATATTTGGATGATCTTCTACAATTTTCTTGTAGAGTTCTATATCCTCAGATTGGTCTTGATATTTGCCTTTATTTTTGATGAAATATCTTAATTCTTCTGGGATTTCCATGTAATAACTTTTTTTGCCTCCAATCATAGGGTCTTTAACTATAATCGTAGAGGCATCTCTTATCCACATATCCACAGGAAGGATCATTTTATTCCAACGTTTAATTCCAATTGTATGTAATTCCTCTCTACTAAGTTCGTCAAACGTAATTTCGGGAACTACTAAGCCAGTAGTTAAGTACTCTAAAGCAGCGTTTCTCAAAAATAAAAGTAGCGGTGTTTTAATAGAGTTCACAATACTGATAATAGAATCTCTAGCATCACCGGCATGAACAACCAGGTCATTTATAGAAAGATCAACGATTTTATTAATCACTGTAGCTACAAAAGGATCACGTTTGTAATAATATCTACAGTCCTCAACGATATTTTTCCACTCATCGTGATCTACAAACTCTAGTTTATCTATTTCAGCGGGCGACCAAGGAGTTGTTCCCTCTCTATAATAAGGCCACATAATGCTGAAACTTTGAGAACTAGCTTTAGCTAGTTTAGGACTTGTAACTGCTGTTACTTCTTTTAATTCTTCTGTCATGGTAAATACCTACTATCAGCCATCCAAGAAGTTCGTGCTAATCTACGACTTTTTGGACGATAGATTTTCTGATCTCTTAATGTATAATGAGCGACAATTGCACATAAGAGTGCGGATGTATGATGATCTTCGCCTTTTTCGCCTCCTCTTGAGGTTAATGTTCTATATACAATATCTCCTCTAGGAGTTTTATGATATGTCATTCGCTCTAATTCTGTAATAAAGTCCATATCTGTACTAGAGTAAACTATTGTATGAGCATTTGTATATTCTTGTGCAAGAGAGACAGAAAAAGGACGAAGTTTTGTTTTGATTTCTTCTCCATCAGCATCAATTCCAAGTACGATATTTGAACTAAACTCTACTGGAACTAATCTCTGCTGATAGTCTTTATGAATATATTTGTCATCAAAGAGTAAATCTTGTGTTACTCCTTTACCGGCATGTCCAGCATCCATTCCTATAATATCAAACCTTCCAAATTTTTCATCTAGCCAATCAAATAGTGTTTTTTGAATAGGGTATGGAACTTTCGTAAGCTGAATTTTAGCATGCCAATAAAAAATTCCATTTTTTACGTACATAATATGATATGCAGAAGCCTCAGTATATCCAAGGTCAACTCCAACTACTGTGTAATCATATTTTCCTTTTTCTAATTTAGGAATTGTAGCTAGATGTCTTAGATATTCTTCTAAGGAGTTAATTTTTAATCCAGAAAGTTTAATTTTATAGACAGGATATTGCTTTATAAGCATCAGGCTTCTATCGAATACTGAATATGCTGGTTTACCGTGCCTTCCTAAAACATGGTGGATATAATCCTCACTATCTATACCACCATATTTTTTGATGTTTTTTTCTTCATCTTCTTTTGTGTATCTAGGATTTTCATGTGCGGAAATTCGGTGTTTGCTATAATGAGTATCAATCTCATCTGAATAATAAAGGACATTATTCTCTCGAAGTCCTATAGGAACTCCTGATACAATTCTTCTATAACCTTTTTGCCATGTATTTAAAGTAGGTTGAAGTTCAATCCAAGTTCCCCAAGGATATAAACCTGCCTCATCTACAGCTTCAAAAGGAGTATGCATACCTACTACTGGAGCGCCTGTGCCTGTAGTACCTGCAATTCTACAATCTAGAGACATGTTTGTAAGAAGTCTTATAATATGATCAGAAGCATTAATTCCTTTACCTTTATGAAGAAACTGCATGAGAACTGAGTTTCCTCGAAACATTCTAACCAAATTATCCCACACAGGAGTAAGATGTACTTTATTTGGCACAGTGTAGACAATATAATCTCCAGGAAATACTTTATTAATAAGTAGCCAAATAAGTATATCTGTGATTGCTACAGTTTTTCCGACTGTGCGTCCACAACAAAGAGATACAAGATTGGAGAAATCACATATAAATTCCTTTTGGTAATAAGTATACTTCCAAGATTCCTCTTTTCTTTCTTTTGGGCTTTTTTCTAGATTTCTCAGAAATTCTCCACACAAAACAGGATGTCTTATTACCTCAAATAAAATTTTATCTTGCTTAGAGAGTTTTTCACGTATTGCCATGTTTATTTTCTGAACTAATAATATCTTGATATTTGAATTGGATATCTGATATAGCTGCAATCATTTCATCATCAAACCAATTTTTCCAATCTCCTAAGATTCCTTTTCTTCTCCATAAATCATGTCTTATTTCTTGTCCAGGTTCCCGACCTTGTGATTTCTGCTTAAAAGAATTTCGTTTTACTACTATTTTTATAAAATCGTCATCAATACCATCAACGCCTAACCACTCAGTTATTCTTTTGACTTCTCTAAATGTATCTTCATACATCCATTCATAACATGTCCAAATATAAGACAACTTGTCAAAAATTTTATTTCTTGTACTATAGCCTTCCAACATTAATTTAAATTGATTTTCATTATGTTGTTTGGTCCAAGGATCATCTAAGGCCGTATATCGAACTGCTTCTTTATCTGTGGTAAATTTATGTTGCTCAAAGACCTCTTTTTTCTTATGATAACGATTATGAAAAGCTAAGGATACAATTCTATCCATAGGATTTCTAACAACGCCTATGATAAAATAATCCCAAGGCTCTAAACTTTCCAAAATATCAGAATGTGTAGCATGATGAAACTTTACAATTTTGTTCTCTTTAAAATATTGTCTTATTGTACTAATTTCTTTTACTCTTTTGACATCCATTTCGGGACTTGGACTCATTCCATAAAGGTCTGCTAAAAGATAATGAAGCCATCGGCTCCCTACGCGATGTTCCGAAGTTATAATAAGATTCATCCTTCCCTCCAAAACTTCCAATGTTCTGTCATTTTCCTGACCTCTAATTGCTTTGCATTAAAATCTTTGAATAAATCAAATATCTTTTTTCTATCTATAAGCTTATAGTGAACTTCTATTAACCAAATAATATATGGCTCAAATAATAAATTTCCAGCGCTTGAGATAACATCAATTTCATTTCCCTCCACGTCAATTTTGATAATGGCGCTGTTATAGCTTTTGAAAGGAATTTCATCAAGTCGCATAGTGGAAATATTAAATATCTCTGTTCTTTTAGGAGATTTACTTCTTACCATACCATAAGGATATTTTGAAATATGAGGCTGGTTTGTTCCAATATATTTTTTATAAAGCTCTACATTTTTTAGATTTCTGGTATTCCACTCAAGGAACCCATATCTTAAAGGATGAGGCTCAAAAGCGAGGACTTTATCTGTATAATGCGATGCTATTGTAGTAAAATAACCGAACCCTGCTCCAATATCTATGAATGTATTATATTCTTCATTTTCTAGGGCTTTTACAAAAGGTTCCTCAAGTTTTAAATTATTTATTAATTCTTTAGAGTAACTTGCTCCTTTTCTTTTAAAGAATAAAATACTGCCATATTTATTTTTTGCTTCTTCAATCAAATAGCTCATAAAAATTCACTCTGGGTATAATATCTTCAGATAATGCTGTATCAGCACTTGCATTTAATAAAATTCTACCGTCTGCTTCATATGCATTTCTAGCCGCCCAATAAGATGCCTCAACTTTAGAAAATGTTGGAGTATAAAATTTAACTCCCTTTTTATAAAAATCTGGAGTAAAATGATGTATATCATCCTCATTTGAAATTACTAATGGACTTCCGCTGGGATTTTTAATGCCTGTATCTGTTACATTTAACCCCTTTCTATAAGTTTTCCAATGATCTAATCCTATAGTATAAAGCTCTTGAATACCCATAAAATAGGCAAACTGCATCGCTAGAAAGCTACTTGTACCTCCTCCATAAACTTTTCCATCAGATAAATCGGTCTTAAATTTCTTCTTATGTCTAGCTGGTCCTGTAAAATAATAAGTATTAGGTTTATTTTTTAAATAAAAATCATAGATAGATTTGCTAACAAACCATGTATTAGTCAGAGGAAGAATCTCTTTATAAAATTGGCTGGCAATATTTTTATCTCCCATAAAATGATAATCTATAGCTACTTTATCACTTTTGTAGGCTAGGCTTACTCCATAAACAAGCTCCCCCTCCAATAAAGATAAATCTAAATCATTTAAACTAGGACCGCACGCTAACAGAAAAGCCCTTTTTCCTAAATGAATATCCTTAAAGCCACTTAAGTCCATGTTTTTTCACTAAGTATTTCATATTATGCATTCTATGTTTAGGATAATCAGGAACTACTTTTTTTCTGATATGATACTCAAGATGCTTAAAGGGTAATTTGGATTCTTTAATTTTATAACCTAATTTATATGTTCTAAAACAATAGTCTGCATCTTCAAATCCCGCTATATGAAAATTCTCATCCCATTCACCAACAGCATCAAAAATTTCTTTTGGTATCGCATATAACCAACCATCCAACCAAATTGTAGGAGATTTAAATTTTGGATGCTTCATTCCATGAACATCATTACCATAAAGAATTTTGGTATTCATAGTTTCTAATATTTTAATAAAGGGGGCTTTACAAACTACATCGTTATTAATAACAATAATCCAATCTGCATTATCAGAGACTAGTGATTTTCCTAAATTTATGGCCACTGAGTAATGAACTATCTTTTTAGTAATTATAAAGTGTACATTATTATAATAAACTGGATAATTATTACCATTATCAACTACTATGATATAAATATTAGGTTCATATTTTCTAATACTGTCAATTAGAGGTCTTGTATATTCCTCCCATTGACCTATCCCTACAATAATAATAGCTACTTTCATATTCTTCTAAAACTTTTTAAATAAGCATCCTCATCATATTCTATTTTAGAGGGTTGCCCATCCATTCCTTTCTTTTCCCAAAATTTTTTAGTTCGGTATGCTAAATTACCATCTTTTCCTATATATGTAGAACGTGTTATAGTTGGAATAAGTTTTCTAGCTCCAAATTTTTTACAAAGTCTAGTTATAGTAACATCATGCATCCTGGTTGGAAAATTAATAACAACGTCTCCAAAAAGCCATCTAGAATTATAATCAAGTTTTTGAATTTCAGTATAATATTTATTATAGCCTTCTTTTATCTTTTCATAAAGAGGTAAGTTTAGATAATATCCCCATAATCTAGCGTCTCCACAATGAGTTAATTGTCTTAAATCACTTCCCTCATTTTTATTATTGAAAAGAAATCCTATATCATTGGGAAACTGCCATGACATTATTTTTAATAAACGTAGATAGTATTTGCTAACTAATAGATCATCCTCAAAAAAGAATATAGTATCATATCCTCTTTCAAAAACCTGATGAGCTTTCCATTTCTGTTGAGGAATGCTACCATTCCATTCACTACGTTCAAAATGTAATATATTTAGACTACTGTTATCCACAATACTCTTAACAGCGTCTAAATCTTCTTCTGTTGCATAGATTTTGTTAGACAGAGGATTTTTTATTCCGTCCTGAAAAACATACCAATCTATATCATTTGCTTCGACACATTTTTCTAAAGCAGAAATTGTCTGTTTTGTATAATCTATCCGATCAAAAACTAAATAAGTGCCTGCAATTTTCACAACTCTCCGCCCCATCCTTTAGGATTAGCTACAATAGGAGGATCAAGGTTGGCAAATTTTTGATTTTTTCCTTTATATTCAGAAATTGGATGCCATAGGTGTAATGATTGATTCCATCTTCTACCCCACCATCTAACTTTCATACCATATTTCTTTGCTCTACGCCACATCTCCATATCATAAGCATCCTGACCTTCGGAAAATGCTTCGTTGTATCCTCGCACTTCGTAGATAAATTCCTTAGAAAAAAGCTGTCCGTTACCTGGACCTCCTGCTTTGCCCCAAGGTATAGATTGTTTATATAAATTTTTCCAATTGTGAATATTTGCTTGAATGTCTGAATAATTAAATTTCTCTGGAAGTTTAGATGGCTCTGTTAACACAAAAGCATCTTCGCTTATATAATTATGTGCCATATCTAAATACCAAGGAGGCCAGATCATATCTATATCTGAGGTAAGAAAATATTCAGTTTCAGGATTTGCTAAACGTATGCCTACATTTAATCCCCAGGCTTTCATTGGCTTATTTTGTCTGAAATAATAATATCTGACCTCTGGATATTTTTTGCACTCATATTTTACTTGATCTGAAATTTTCTGATCTGTGCTAGTATCAACGACAATAACTTCTAAAGGTTTAATATTCTGATATGGTAAAATAGTTTCTAAAAACCAATGTAGACTGTTATTATAATTTCTGTTCCATGTCATTATGACAACAGAAATCTTATATATCCTACCTTGAGTATAAGGGATTAAAGCAACCTTTCCCATGTTCTCTGTCCTCTATAAATCTTCTGTAGTCCTTCCATTCGGCCATGTCGTAATAATATTCCATTCTATACGACTTCCAGTTGAATTTATCCATAGCAGAGTTAATAGCATCAGTATATGATTGAGGAGAATTCTCCAACCAAAATTCTGCCACTTTTCTAGTCCAGACAAGCGTTCCCCAGGCTGAGTAGATTCTTCCTCTTGGTAAATCTTTACTTTTATTGACGATTTTACCATCTATGATTACTCCAAACCTTTCGGGATTTTTTGTCTCTAGTGTTCCTATATGAAAATCTACTAACTTGCCATTTTTATGTATAACAAAACTTCTATCAAATGTCAAAATAGGAAAATATGTATCGGGCATAGCAAACAAATTCAAATCCTCTGCGAAGGGTAGACTTTCTGCTATAGCACTCCAAATATCATTTTTACCTCTTTGAATTACATAAAAAATTCCCTCATTTTTCTCTCCAATATGAGAAATATGAGTTGTTATTTTTGATATGGAGGTAATAACACAAATTTTTTGTGCCCCTCCACATTTCATAGATTTTATTGTTCGATCT